CGTGTGTGAAACGGACGAATGCAAGTCTTCGGAATTAATGTATGCACTCAGAAGCCCTACCCTAAGAAAGACGAAGCAATATGCGGCGGATAAGAAAAATGAATTACGAGAAAACGGAAGAAGACCAGGTTTTTTAACACGAAGTTAAGCAAACCCGAAGGCGCTTAATTGTGAAGCGCCTACAGGAAATCCTGGAAGCTGTGCATATGATGATGCATTGCATATGATCGTTTTGTACTGAACGATACAGTTCTGCCCTTAGTAACACGGGGGCAACGCGCCAAATAAACAGTTTTGGTAACCGAGACTAATAATAGCTTTTAAAAGCCTACAATAAGCGAACCTTAGTTCTAGAACGCTTAGGAAGAAAAGAAATGATGTCTCAATAATAGCCAATGAAAAGGCCTACAATGGGTAAATCTTGAGAAAAGATACCCAGGAAGAGATGGGAGAGAAACTAAACAGGATATCCTGCTTGCCCAGACCATCCAGCAGAACCAGAAAAAGGCAAAACCAAAGGGGGGGGCATGACATAAAGACCAAACTGAAAGTCATCACCTGCACCAAGACCCACATGCTCAGTAGTGGTAGACAAACGAGCTGCAACGTCCACACGAGCAACAAACTCTGGCATAACATCTCCAGTGTAGATAGTAGAGGTGGGATAAGTTGTGCCACAAGCAGGACGAACATAAGAGCAAGGATTAACAGCGTAATAAGGCAAAGCCGCATGACAAGAACCATTATACTCACTAACAACAGAATTCATGCAACCATTGCCGAGCACGATGTTTGGGGGCACAGTAGGATTAACTCCAATTTGAATGGAAGTGCCATTAGAGCTGGTTCCTATATTACGAGTGTGAATGTTTATAGAGCCACGCCAAAAAACAAAAGCAGTTCCAAGGTAGTCCAACATATAACCAGACGCCACAGGAGTGGTGGTGTAAGGTCCGGTGCCAGTGGGACTCATGAAAGTGTAATTGGATGGGAGAGGCATATCCAAAGGGGCAGATACAACCTGCCAAGAAGCCCTAGAAGCCATTTGCTTAACAGAATTAAAGACTTCGCCAGAACAAAAAGCGGTAACATCCATGTTCATCTTCTCAGAGGAAGACTGAGCATAAATGGCAGCGCTAAGCTGAAGGCCAGGTGCAGGTGCATAAGTGGGCCCTATAGGACCAGCAAAAACCATGTTACGAGCATGAACCTCAACAATATAGGGAACAGTGGCAGAAACAGCCGTTGGACCACCAAGTGGTTCTACAACAGTCATACCAAAATTCCCAATTGAAGAGGTAAAGGAGGTGAGAAGGTTGGGGGATAGATAAGGAACAACAAACTCGACCACGTTACCTTCACGAAGATCCCAAACCATATTAAGGTAAGAGTTTTCAGTGGTGGTAGGATATGCCATTAAAGGCTTATTAGCTGCGATGGTGGTAGTGTTATAAATGTCAGGAAGAAACCAAAGCATAACACGACCTGTGTGAAATTTGGTTTTAGCCATTCTAACAGTAAAAACAAGATCACCACGCCAATACCTGAAGCATTGACCTAACCAGAAAATGGAAGTAGGTTCAATAACACTGCCAGGGACTGTAGGAGCCGCTCCTGTAGCAACAGTCTGAGGAATAGAAAGAGCGGTGTTGGCGGAATTCAATTGAAAGAAACATGCAGACGGAGAAACATTAGCAGCATACTTCAAAGCCCCAGAAACATCGGTAGAAAGCAAATTGCCCTTAGCGATGGCTCCTTTATGTGCTAAGATGTAATCAAAAGACATTTCATCGAAATCAGTACCACCCAAAGCAAATGGCATAACACAATTGTCAACTGAAGCACCCAAAGAAATGGCAACGGTGGAACCGGTATGGTGGCTCTCACCTGCATATGCAGTTGCGTAAACACGCCTAGTACCAGAATCATCACGAGGCTTAGACCAACCAAAAGAAGCGGCAGTACGACCTAAGGTGCGAGTAAGCCACATGGCATTGCTAGCAAGAGATGAAAGCAACGGGACATTATTAACAGTTTTAAGAGCACGAGTAGCAAGGCCAAGCATTTTGGAAACCGGCTGGGAAGTGTTCATCATTTCACGTTCTATAACATCGAAACCAACCTGCGGAACGGAGACATTGACAACGGTAGGGAGCGCGCCAACACATTCAACGTCTTCAAGCCAAGTCCATATGGCATAGGTGGGCAAAGAAGTGCCGGTACCAACAAGACAAGGCATGTATTGGTTGAGGCAAACGGTACCCCAAACGCCAGCATGAGCCCCAACTAAACCTGTGGTACGAGTGTTGATGGCATAAGACTGTGGCCCAACCCAAGGAATACGAAGGGTGACAGAAGTAGACTCAACCATGTCTAAATAAACACCAGGCAATTGAGAAACACCAGTGGTGGAAGCAAAACTATCACTCCAAGCCAAACCACCTGCAGAAGCAACTTCAGTGCCCATAAGCGTACTAGATGGATAATAACAAAGCTTAAGAACTCCTGGGGTAAAAGGGGTAGAAGCAACATCAACCCGAACACAAAAGGTAGCGCGAAAGCCATAAGCACCATTAAGATTGGCAAAACGAGGAACGTACGCAATCATAGTGTTGCCATTGACAACAAATGAACTCAAGCTAGCAGCAGAAGCAGAACAAGTACCTTCCGCAAATCGGTAAGGCCTACCAAGATAGGAAAGAAGATTGTCAGCCTCAGGATCGACAGTATGAAATTTATTTTTGACACGATGAGGTATGGATGTGACACAAATTTCAGCTTCATTTACAAAGGTGGTAAGAGCCACATCAGTCGAAGTATCAGAAACTGCAATACCTGAGACGTCACCTTTAACGGTGATATCACAGGCATCAGAACAAGGCAAAGAAGAAAGGTGAAGGGGTAAAGTAGACATAGTGTGTTTGTTGGGAGTTTTCGACACCCAGTCGCAGGATAACAAAAGGAGGCTAATAAGGTAATAGCTACCACGGTCGTAACAGCCCCTAAAGGGCCTACGCCAACGTTTACGAGTTACACGCGGGCGGGAAAAGAAAGGCAAAAGTGCCACGTCATAAGAGATCAGTATTCCAAAGTACGGCTACGGAGCAGAGCCTGGCCAAATGACCATGGTTGCACAGGGGTAGATAGCTTGTCCAAAGAACGCTTGGCACGCAAAGTGCTATAAACAAAAGAAACCTCGTCATCATAACCAGAAAAGCCATGCAAACTACGCTCACAAACAAAGTTATCGAAGGTTTGAATTTCAATCTCGTCCTTGAGTTTGGAGTTGTGACACCAGTACAAAGACTTCAAGACAGACTTTCTCTCTAAAGGTGCAACCCAAGTTTGAAGATCCTCACAAAAAGAAAAACCACGCTTAAGAAAACCCACTTCCTCAATAGGCCTGTGATCGGGCACAACTTCAGAACCCTTGAGCTCCGAGGTATATATGAAGCCATAACCCGCCATAGCCAATTCAATGGAGCTCTGGTTATACAGAGACAAAACACAAGCGGCTATGGCAAGGAGATTGTCATCACCATAAACATAGGGACTAACATGGTCCCAAAACTGGTACATGCAACCCACCGTGTCATGGTAACACAAAACCAAAAGGCACAAATTTTCAAAAGAGTTTGCTATTGAGGTGAGGGGATGTCCAGAAGGAAGGCCAGTCTGCCACTGGTAAACCAAACTTCCAGCAAACTCTCCAAAACCAGCCAAATGTTTAGAATTAACAAGTTCTAACCACAAGACTGAGCGGATATGTGCATTCTCAGGCCCATCGTTGTACCAATGATTGATACAATCCAAAAGAGCCCAAAATAACTGAGGATGACCATGCGCATCAAATGCCTTATAGTCACCAGCAACACAACGGCCGCCTTTCCTCTTCACTTCACGCGCTATTTCAGACCAATTGGGGCCATGGGGATTGATGCCAATACACACACCACTAGCTGTATTAGTATGTTGAACAGCGGTCATAAAGGACAAAAAATACATCCTAAAGGCTATAATATAAGCCAATGGAGCACCAGAAATCAAACGGGTAAGACCAGCATCAGCTTTCTCACATGAACGAAGCTCGTCTTTGGGAAAATCAACAAAAACGTGCTCGCGACGCAAACCAACGCGTGCATCTGAGATGATTTCACAAACTTCAGCCATAAGATTCTGGCAAGCCAAGCTCTTGAAATCAAACTCAGCCTCAGAACCAAAATAAGCAAGTTTTTTATTAGACAAATCTGGAAAGAAAATACTAGGATAACCAGAAGAAGTGCCACGTGGTATACTACGATTGCATGGGTCATTGGGATCTCCCACAACGGCACCTTTGAAATCAAAAATCTCACGGGAACGGCCCACAGAAAGATTATCGAAACGGGAAAAAGCAACTTTCATAGCAGCATCGATTTTATTTTGGGGGAGATTAGGGCGTGGCTTACAATAAGCCGAAGACGCAATCCACATTGGCTTAATGTTGCCCTTATCTCGAAGCATGGCTGGTTTCATATTGATTGGTTCTAAACAATTGTAAAGCCTAGTGTTAAAAAGCCCAGTTTTGCTAGATCCATTACGCTTGGCATCTAAAACAAAAAGTGATTGTGAAACACCTGGGGTATCAACCTCTAGTTCACGACGACTCAAACCATGTTGTGAGGCGACCTCACCAACAACAGGACTAATCTTAGCAACACAAGCCCTTAAATAGTCCTGATCAACCACAGAGGCAAACCCAATCCCTTTGCCAGTAGAACCGGCAACATGGATTCCCAAAATCTGCCTACATTCATTACCTGGTTTATCAGCCATATAAACAAGGGCCCCGCAGTCTCCAGCCTCAGTATCTGCAGAATAACGTACTGCATCAGCAAGAACATAAGAACCAAGTTCTTCAGACTTAATATCTGTAGAAGCAACACGGACAACCCCTGTAGTTGTCCATGAACGGTAAGAAATGGTAGCATCTGGCTTAAGGCGGTGATGTCGGATAGTGATAGCGGAAGTAGTGATGTTACGCAAGTCGCCCTGTTTGACACACCGTTTAATCATATCCCCCGCACTAAAAGCAACAGGGGCTCGGAAGAAAAACAAATCCTTATCGACATCCTTGTAGCCAAAACCGGGAGAAATAAAGTTTTCACGATCTATGTAAAAGCGGTGTTGTTTATCAGCCACATTGGAAAAAAGAAAGGCTTTAACATCCTTCTTAAGAACCGCCAAACGGTAAAAGTGAAGGGGCATAACCATGGCATTGCCAATCAACATTACAGCACTGCCTAAACAACCCAACTCATCGGCATCCAACAGAACACTGTATATATTTTTGGTGGTGGCCTGTGCAATTTGTTCATCAACAGCGTGTTGAGGACGAGCAAGCTCGTACGCGCCAGATTTGCCAAAATGCTTACCCTGACCACCTTTTCTGGCAACACTGGAACGGGGAGCATCGCCGGTGTGCTTATCAGGCTTGGATTGCTCTTGCACTGGAAAACGCTCAGGGAAAAAGAACCTAAAAACACCAACTAAAACAAAGCGTATTGCCCCAAAAATGAGGCCCAAAATAAAAGTGGACACATGCCATAACATTTTAACCAATGGTATAAGGCAAAGAGCAGTAACAAGGCCAGAGCAATATGCGGCCATTTCATTTCTAATGGCATCAACGAAAGGAACAGAACACTCAGCCTTGGGACGATCCGCAAGAAGCTCAGTGAAATTTTGAGGGGAACGCTCATGTTTTTCAGCAAAGTTGAGAAGGGTATCACACAAATGTTCAGTACCCCAAACAGGCTCAGAATATGAGGAACTTTGATCGGACTGCGTGCCCGCCTGTGGCATAACATCGTCTAAAGACCGATTAAGCATTTCCCTCATCTGCAAAAATTGCGCAGTATTAGTCTTGTACTTTTGAGAAACCATCTCAACAACCTGTGAAAAGCAATATTCATCACCATGGGGGACACCGGTGCTAAGGTTCATCAGACGAAAACTCCAAACAGCGTCAAGGTCCATGCTAGAAGGTAAAATGAGCTTTTCGCGTTGAGTGTCCCAATGAGCAGGTTTAACTGTAACAACGAAAGGAAAATGCACGCGACGAATAAGGGCTCCAGCAAAATAAACCTGATCATTCTGGAACACATTGAAGCTATCATGATTGGTTGTAAGAATAACAACCTTAGAAGTAAAATGCGTGATACCTTTCTCTGCTAATTTGGCCATATTAAGACTAAAAGGCCAGGTATTCACTGCTTTAATTAAAAACATTGTGTCACTCGTGCCAGGTGAAACCGCTTTCTCTGCACCAAAGTCGTCAAGAATGCAAGCGGGTTGCCCATTGTAACCATCAGCAAATTCACCAGCACTACGTTGCCAAAAGACGTTAACCATTTCACTGTCAAGGAGCTTTCGTTCGGATTCAGTTGAAATGCGTTTGACAATGTGGTTAGCTAACCAAGTGGTCATAAGAGACTTACCAACACCAAATTTGCCAATAAGAGCAATGCAAGGGGGTTCCGGGCGCCAAGCACCATCCCTACTAATATAAGAAGAGAAACGATCCCGAATCGGATCAAGCAAGTGGAGCCCACTAATGATACCGGTTGAAATTTTCCGGTCATTAATGCTGCCAATAAGTTTACTAGCCCTCATGCGAACACGAATATATTCTTGCACGTTTTCGTAAGTTGGCTCAAAAGAACCTGTAGCATAACCAGAAGACAAGCGAGCAACATCATTGAGCCAATCGTCGACTTCGACTCTGCCGGTTTTGAG